CTATAGCATTTTTCAAGAAAACACCAGAACCCAAATATTTAGGATCATTATTTATACTTTGACCTATGTATATTTTACCATTAATCAAATTAGTTGTTTTGTAAATAATCATAATGTTGTTTTTTCTTTTATATATTAAAATAAAAATATGAAAAAAATGTAAAAATGATAGTTTTTGACTTTTTGAATATAATATATACTATAAAATGAAAAGTTAAATATGGAAAAGAGTAAAAAACAATTATGTATATCTCTTGATAGAAAGTTATTCGACTTAATTGAGAAAAAATTTGATAATAGGTCGAAGTATATTGAATGGTTAATCTATCAAGATATGATAAATAATAGTAATGATGAAAAAGTCAAAAAGATACTAATCTAATTAGTGAAAAAATAATATAAGTATATGGCAAGAAATAAGAAACATGAAAATGATAAATTTTACACCAAGGCACAAGTTGTTGATGAAATAATTTCTATTGTGGATGTAAGCGAATATGATTATATAATAGAGCCATCCGCTGGAAACGGATCTTTTTATAACAAAATAAATTCAACTAACAAAGTAGGAATAGACTTAGTTCCAGAATGTTCGGAAATAATTCAATGCGACTGGTTTGATTTTAAACTAGACAAAGAATATAAAAAAATACTTGTAATTGGTAATCCACCGTTTGGGAAACAAGGATCATTGGCATTAAAATTTATCAAAAAGTGTGTGGATTTGAGAGTGGATACGATAGCTTTCATACTTCCTAAATCATTCAAAAAGGATTCGCTAAAAAATAAAATCCCACTTAATTATCATTTGATTAAGGAAATTGACCTACCAGATGATTCATTTACACTTATGGAAAAGAGCTACTCTGTTCCTTGTGTATTTCAACTATGGAAAATATCTGAAACATCTCGAACTATTTCGACTATGAAGACTACTACAAAAATGTTTGAGTTTGTAAAGAAAAATGAAAATCCGACAATTGCATTCAGAAGAGTAGGATTTTATGCAGGTAAAATATATACTGATTATACTTCAAAGTCAGAACAATCACACTATTTTATTAAATGTGATAAGATAATATCAGATATAATTGAAAACTTAAAATGGGATCATAATAACACGGCTGGACCAAGAAGCATTGGAAAGTCAGAACTAATTGAAAAAGTTGAGAAGGTTATTTCCAATCAAGCAAAAGATTGTCTTTAATAACAAATTTTATAAAGTTATTTTTAGTTATACCACATTGTATTCTTTTTTGCTTTTTGTGATCTCTCTTAAATCTCAAAGATATTATCGAGTCACCATACAAATTTGAATACTTTTCTCTAAATTCTCTCCAAATTTGATCATCCTTTCTATCATTTGATATTAACTTCATATCATTTATCATAGATTCGATTATGGTTTTATCACCAAAATAACTTTGCCAAATATCAGACTTTATTAAAACCTTATACTCTTCAACAATATTGCTTTTAGATTTCTCCCAAAATCCAACATAAAGTATGAAATCTTGATCTACCTGTGTTTGTCTTCTGAAATCACCAAAGTCAATACTACCTTTCACTGAAATACACTTTATTGAGGCAGGCAAATTAGTACTTGTACAGACTGCGTCCCATTTACCTGTGTAATTAATATCTTCTTTAAGAAGTTCTCTTTGAATAATCTTTGATTGATAGTTAAATCCATGTATCTGTCTTTCAGCCATTTTATAAGTTTTAGTTTTTACTATATCAAAAAGCGGGTTAAAAGTTTATAAAACAAAAAAGACACTAAAAGTCCTTTTTAGTGTCTTCCCCTCTCTCATTCATATCCCTACGAATAAGGGTTTCGATATATTTTGATTTATTTTTGACCTTGTTGGTGTCTAAATAGTTCTCAAATATATCAAGTAATTCCTCATCTAATGTTAGAGAAAAGCTCTTTTTCTTTTTCTCTTCTGGTAATTTATGTCTCATTTTTTTTCTTAATTATTTTAAACTCATAAACGCAAGTATAGCACCAATAGTTAAATAAAAAATATTAACCAAATATCTTTGGTTTTCAGAATTTTGAATCCATAAGGAATTATTCAAGTATAGAAATTTTATCTTATCTATTCCAGATAGATTAATAAAATATGTGTTTCCCATAAAATCTTCTATTATAAATACATCCTTGGGATTAATATTAATACCATTATTTTTAATAAATGGTTGTCCAGGTCTTTTTATTGAAAAAGAGTTTGGTCTATTACTATTTTTATCAATCCACCCATAAGATTTTATTTCTACATCAATTGATGATCCATTTCCTATATCACCAGTATTATTAGACAGAGGTGAGTATGCTTTAGTTTTTATCTTCATATCTTTTATTTTTTATAATGTACAAGCCCCCGACTCACACCCATTCCCCATCGCATCTAAATCATCAGATTTTTTATCATCAGTATTCGCATAATAAAGAGTTTTTAAACCATATTTGTAAGCATAAAGTATATCCTTAATTACACCACCAATCGAAATACCATCAGATGAATATTGATAATAATGATTAGCTGAAATCGATTGGTCAATCCATTTTTGAATCACCGCACAAATATTAGTATATCCACGATTATCTGGCATATCAAACGCTAATTCATACTTGTTTTTAAGTTTAATACATTCAGGTGCTACTTGTTTAACCAAACCTGATTTAGATTTCTTAGTAATAACAAGTGAACGAATTGGCTCAATACCATTAGTTGCATTCTGAACAACTGCGGATGATTCGGCCGGCATTAGAGCTGTTAATACTGAGTTTCTTAATCCATATTGTTCGATATCTTTTCTTAAAGCTTCCCAATCACAAGAGAAATCTCTCTTAATCAACTCATCGACATTTTTGTTATATCTATCAACTGGAAGAACGCCTTTAGAATAAGTTGTATCATCAAATAATTCACACTTACCAAACTCTTGAGCCAATTTATTAGAAGCTTTCAATAGAGAAAACTGAATGTGTTCAAATAATTCATCAACATAGAAAAGAGCTTCTTTATCAGAATATTTAACACCTTGTTTAGCCAACCAATAGGCAAAATTGGTTACACCAACTCCAATACTTCTACGCTTTAACATCTTCTTGGCCGCATTGATTGGATAATCTTGATTCTCAATTACATAATCTAAGATTCTAACAATATACTCAGCCACTTTATAAAGTTCATTCCAAGATTTGATATTACCTAAGTTGAAAGCAGCCAAGGTACAAAGTGCGATTTCACCTTCAGAATATTGTTCAGTTTCCTTCTTATTATCAACATCATAAATATTCTCAATTGGAGCTGTTGGTAGGATTATTTCTACGCAGTTATGAACCAATATATTATTAGCATAAAAGTTGTGGTTGTCTTTAACGGTTAAATCACCTACATTCTTCTTCTGAGATATTCTTTTTATTTTTAACATATTTTAATTATATTTTTTTCTTCCAGGAAGCCAACTACTATCTACTTCCTCTTTGGATATTTGTTTATTTATTTTAAGCTCTTCATTATGATACCATTTCTTGCCCCTATTAATAGAAGATAATTTATTTTTATGATCATTAGTCTTTTTGTATTTTAAATCTTTAACATCATACCCCAATTCGTTTAATCTATTTAAAATTTCTTTTTTAAGACCACGATATCCCTCACCATTGAATCTAAATTTTGAGTAGGATTTAGGTAAATTTAATTTAGAACAATAATTTTCCAACCAATGTGATTGTATCCAATTATTATTATCAAGATAACACTTTACCCCGAAATCAATTATTTCATCATCAGTATATCCAGAAAAAGTATTATTATTAAATCCACCATTACACAAACTTAACTTCTGCTTATATTCTTTAAGTTGCGCATCATTCATATATATCGTACAATCCCCACCATCACCACCTAATGTCATGTTATAACCATTCTTAAACGAATCATATTTTTCAATAAAAAATATTTCCATACTCAATGCTTCCTCCTTAGAATCTGAGGAAAACAATTGAGAGAGTTTAAAATTTGAAATTCCATTTTTCCTTATAGAATCGTATAATTTAGATTTTGTTCCATATAGAGCATTAGTATAGTGCTTATGCAATCTCTCATTGAGACTTAATGATGTATATCCTATATAAACTTTATCATTCATAATATTTTCTATCTTATAGACTTTGTATTCTTTTTTCATAGTCGGTAGTATGATTTTAATTATATATTAAATCATACTACCTACCCTTTAGATTAAATCTAAAATATCATTCTCATCTAAATTTTGTGCCTCAATCCATCCTCTATTTTTTGTAAAAATTAAGTGGTCTGGTGTACAAATTATTTTGAAACCAGTATCAACATCTTCTATTTCCATAACATCAGCGTCCTCTTTAGTTATCCATGCCTTCTCAACCTTTTTAAATTCCATCTCACCATTATCTAAATTCTTAGATAGAACTTTTATATTTTTACCACTATTGAATATTTCTATTAGTTCAGATAGTTGCATTTTTTCATATAAAACACCATCTATTTCAACAGAATTCACAAATGATGTCTCTATATCTAAACAAAGATTAGACATTTTCATTCTTTGAATGAATGGTGAATTGTTATTAGCATTATCAATATTCATAACATACATTCTACCAGTTCCAATTCTTTCTTGTGCGAAAGCGTTCATCAAATCACGAGCTTTGATTGTTTTTCTTGGAATCTTTTTATCAGATTCATATTTTAGATACATCTCTTCAAATTGAGGAAGACCAAAAACATCATAAAGACCCGGAACATCTGATGGTGAGAAAAGTGTAATATCTCCGTTCGATACAAATCGAGAATAGAATAACTTCTCAAATTGAATACCATAATCCATATGTCTTACACGATTATCATCAGTTCCTTTATTGTTTTTAAGAACAAGGACATCTTCAATCTCTTTATGCCACCAAGGAAAATAAAGAGTAGCTGAACCCTTTCTAATACCACCTTGAGAACAAGAGTGTAGAGTTGATTGAAACATCTTGAAAAATGGAATAACTCCCGTATGAACTACCTCACCATTTCTAACTTTAGATCCAAGAGCTCTTATACCACCAGCATTGATACCAATACCAGCTCTTTTTGCCACATATTGACCAATAGCTACATTACCATAGAAAATTGAATCTAATGAATCACCAATTTCAATTAGTGTACAACTGGAAAACTGACGATTTGGAGTTCTGATACCAGCCATAATTGGAGTCGGAAGAGAAATCTTATGTTCAGAAATTAGGTCATAAAGTTCTTTGACATATTCTAATCTGTCTTCTTTATCGTAAGAAGCAAATACGGTAAGAGCAATCATCATAAAACAAAATTGCGGTGTTTCATAAGACTTACCAGTACTTCTATCTTTAACTAAATACTTGTCAATCAATTGTTGAAGTCCAGCATATGTTAATTGATAATCTCTATCGTGTTTGATGGAAGAATTGATTTTATTGATTTCTTCTTCTGTGTAATTGTCTAAAATGATTGAATCATATAAATCCAATTTGATGTTTCTTTTAATTACATTATACAGACTTGGCATTTCTACTTTAGTTTCAAATACCTCTTTACGAAGAAGATAATTAAGTAGATTGGAAGCTACATATTGATAGTTTGGTGTTTTTTCTGAAATCAAATCCACTGCTGATTGAATCAAAACTTTATGAATTTCAGAAGTTTTGATTCCAGGATAGAATTGAATATGAGCGTTCATAGCCACATCAGAGGCTGATACTCCACTGATTCCATTAGTAGCCCACAAAAGGACTTTATTGATTTTCTCAGCGTTGAATTCCTCAGCATATCCGTTTCTTTTTGTGACGCTAAGGTTATTTGATTTTACTTTTTTTGTTTCTTTTAATAAGGTTTCCTCCATACAAATGTTCTTTTTTTTTATTGATGAGTTTTATATATTGAAGACATTTTTGATTTATTTTCCTCTAATTTGGTTTTTTTAGAGAAAATCAATGTTGTCTAATTTATTTAGATTATGTTTAAATTTTGTGTTATTTAATATCTTGGTGATGAATGATATATGAATTTCATATACATTTTCATAAGAATCTATCTTAAACATAGAGTTATTATAGTCAGTTTCTACCACGACACCAGTATATAATTTTACTTCTCCAAGTATATCCTGATGCTCAAATTCTAATTCTGTACCAAGAAAAATATTACGATTGGTGATTTCTTTAGAATTAGTATTCTTACCAATATGGTCTTGTAACTCTATTATGATTAGATTTCTCCACTTATTATCTAACAACTTAAACATATTGAATAAATTATCAGAAAAATAGACAGCCAACTCATTGAATAGTTCTACATTTGTAAACTTCTCGGAATTCAATTCAACGGTCAATAATAAATAGTAATTGTTAAAATCTACTCTGGAAGGTTTCCTTCTATTATTTAAGAAATTCAAAGTAGTTTTAGTAGAAAGCACTTCATATACTCTCTCTTTAACTCTTTTAAGTCGTAAATAAGATTCATTCTCATAAGATTCAGAGTAAAACACACTTCCACGATCAACTTCAAACTTATCATTATGATAATAAGTATTAACATCGTCTTCCTCAGTGATGTCTTCTTTCTTACCCTTAAATATAGAATCATATTTAAGTGAGTGTTTTCCTTGTATTTTATGTTTAGATAAAACCACATCATCAGCTTCCTCAGATGACTCATCATCATCTGATGCCTCTGATTCTTCTTCGGA